GAGCCGTCGGAACATTCTTTCATTTCAGGAACGGACATTTTCTCTCCAACGATGGTTTACATTAATTATTTTTTAATTTTGGAATCATACCACACGCTCTCATAGCATTGATCGTATAAGGAAAATTTCCTTCTTTTTCTACTAAGCGAAGCATTTCTGCTGATAATTGTCTTATTTCCAATTGTGCGTGTTCATCATTTCTTAACTTTTGAAAATGCGCGAAAGATCTCCAATTAAACATTATATCGCAAGTAATTTGAATACCATAAGGAAGATACAGTCTTGCACTCTCCTTTGCTCGCTTTCTGCTATAGCCAGTTTCTTCAAGTCTAGTAATACAATTATGATAATTTTCATAAGCCTGTTTTATAAAAATCTCTAATTTATCACGCTCGGTTTCTGGCCAGTCTACTGGAAGATAATATTTATCTATTTTAAATTCTTTATATCTTGCTGATTCGGCGTTTATATTTACTCCGATGCGATGCTTTAAAAGATGAATATGAGTAGCAATATCAGTTGTTACAAGAAAGTGTAGTGATGACTTTTCAAAAGGAGTATGATGACCTTCATACGCTAACATATTTAACAACTTCTCGACTCTTGCGAGTTTCTTAGGTCCTATTTCTCTACTAGTGCTAGTCCATGCTGATAATGCGTGCGTTAAATCATTACCATAAGTTCCTATTAATTCAACTGTGTTATTCACTTTTTCTCCAAAAATTCAATTTGTCTTTTAATATACCAAGCTGCTTTTTTTAAATCTTCTATTGGGTTATCACTTTTCTTGCCTGCTCTTAAAATATATTTAATAGCATTTCCAAGAGAAAAATTTAAATTATACGCTTCTATTATATTTATAACTTCAAATTTATTGTCCTTTCCACCATAATGTTCTGGGTGGTCAATCATTTCTTTCGTTTCTGTTTTTTGTTCTAATTTCCATCTAGAATAATTTTCATTATGAGAGTTAATAGAATTTGCCATTATTTATTCCGCTTTTACAGTAGCCATTATATAATTCAATTGAATCATATAATATTTTCGCTCATGAATAGTGATATCTATAAGCATATTAGTAGGCACTACAACGGCATCATATGGACGATAAGTTGAGCTTGGGTCTCTAATAACTGAAACTACTTTATAGGGTGTTTCAGATGGCTTATAATCTTCTGGTAAAGCAATCAGAGAATTTATTTCTTTCTTTTCTTTTTCAAATGAAGGTTCAACCAATACCCATGGTTGAGTAGGGTGTAGAGCTAAAGTTGTCATTTTAAATCCTTATTCTGTTCCATATTTGTTTAATAGATTTTTATTAATTTCATATTCTTCTTGTGTTAGAAATGCTATTGCTAAATTCCGGCAATGTTTGCAAACAAAACGAATACTAATATGATTTATTGTTGCTTGTGAATTTGACGTAGGTATGTAGTAATGTTCTTTACCATTATCACATCGTTTTATTCTTTCCACTTTTGGAAGCATATAGTTAAATTTCATTTTTCTTAATCTCTCTTATTAGACTTTCAATTTTATGTTTTGGAACTCTTGATAACGCATCAATCTCATACCAAGAAAGAGAACCACGATGAGTTCCATAATTACCTTCTCTAATTTCTACTCCTAATGGAGAACATCTAAAATTAATCCTATTGGGCCACATCCCAACGGTATATTCTGCCGGTTTTCGTCTCATCTAAACGCCCCTAATACAAAATAACACAAATAACAATTGAAGTCAAATTAAATTATTTATTATATAACGGCACAAGAGCCGCCGGCACAAGCTAACTCACCCTTGAGATCTGTATTGTCTTCCGCTTCTATAATATTAGTAAGATCAATGTTAATAAGACTCTGCATTTTTTCTTCATATTCCTCTTTTGAACAATCAGAAAATGGAGGTTGTTTATAAACATGGTCGCTCGCTGGTAGAACTGATAAACCGTTATAAGTATTTCTATTTTCCCACATCCATTCTCTTACTTCGTCCCACTCATGTTCTTTAATATTTATTGTAGCACTTACATTGTGGGTATTTTGGCCTGTTCTGTGCCCTCCTTTAACCCAAGTAGAGCTTACATTCTTAATTCTTTCAAGCATCTGTAAAGCACTCTCAGAGCGAGTAATGGAGCCTTCTGGTGCCTTTTGTGGAACAGTAATTACGGCTGTGTCATGTGGACGATAAAATTCATCTTCTACTAATTCAGGGTGAATCATTTCTAAATAAGAATAGATTTGTTCATTTTTCCCAACGCGAATTCTTCGCATATAATAATCATTATGCCATGCATGAATACCTGAAGATGTACCTAGTGTTAAAGAGGTTGTTCCAGCAGGTTTAACGCATGTTGTTCTCGCGGCTGGATTGATTCCTATCAATTTAGCCGCGCGGCTATTTTCTTCTTTTACTATTTTTGCTGCTTGTTCCATATCTAATTTTAAAACATTACCAGATGCGATTCCAGTCATCGAAACTCCAATAAGGGAATCCTTCTCTGTTGTTCTTTGCCAAATTGGACGTAGATAGTGAAAATCAGTATAAGATGCTTGCAATGTGCCGATAAAAGAAGCGGCGCGGACGCGAGCTTCTAAATCTTCTTGATTTTCTACATTAGAAACATTTACCTCGGTTAGATTACAAAATTGATAAGGGCGAAGCGCAATTTCGCAACATGGATTCGTTCCCCAATCTTTATCATAAGTAAAATAAAAACCAGGTTCTCCAGCACCAGATAACTTTACTCTTTCCCAAATACTATCAAAATATTCTTTTGTTATCTTGTGGCGCATAAGAACAACTGAATTATTTGCTCTTCCTCTCTGTGGATTTTCTTCATACCATTTTCCAGTTTTTGCTGCTATCATTTCATCATCGTCGGCAGAAAATAATGAAATAAGGGCGGCGCGGCGAATGCCGCCAGCTAAAACAGCATCAGCAATATAACAAATAATATCATGTACTTCAATTGGAAGTAATTTGTCTCCATTATTCTTTGTTTCAAGCAAACCTTCTATTTTTATCAGACATTCGCGTAATGGCTGTGGACCTGGGGCTTTTCCACCAGATGTAATTAATTCACTTCCCTTTGGTCTAATATCAGAGTAGTCGAATCTTAAACGAGAGGTGCCTTTAAAATAAGAAATTACAAGAGCTTTAATAGCATCAGCCCATCCTTCAATCGAATCACCAATTAAAAAGCGTCTTCCTCTTGTATCACTTGGTTTAAGAAGCGGTGGTAATTTATCTATATGATGCTTTTGGACTGAATATCCAACACCAGTTCCTCCCAGAAGAAGAAACATAATTTCCCCGAAAGTACGAACATCGTCAATAGGCATGTAAGCACAATTAAAAATACGATTTGGAGCAACTTCAATTGACTTGCCGCCAAACTGCATAGAACGCATCGATGGAAGTACTTTCTTTTCATAAACATATTTGTAAGCCTCCTCTATTTCTTCTTTTAGTTTAGGGAACTTTTTAATATGCATTTCCTTGTTTCTATCAACAATTTCTTCAAAAGTCTCACGACGATTCAAATCCTTGTTATATTTTGCATATTTCATATATACTGTAATGTCTGATAAAATCTTAGTTGATAATTCCATTTATTTCTTTTCCTTTCTATTTGCTTTAAATTTTTGATATTTTTCTTTTAAGATTTCACTCTGGTCTTTCGCTGAAATTGTAATAGTATTTTCGTCTGTTGGTTCGATTACAGTAATAGAAACATTAGTAGTATGCATTCTAACAGGAAATATTAAACCATCGGGACCATTTCTGTTCTTAGCAACAAAGAATCTTCCTGTATTGTTCTGTTTATCTTCTACTGTCCTAGAAAGAGAAAAAATAAAATCAGAAACGAAGCATTTATTAAATGCCTCTGAAATCGCTTCCATAGTAATTACTTCAGCATTTAAACCAGATCGATTAGTTTGCGAAGCCGTCCAAAAACAACAATCAAATTCCTTTGCTAATCCTCGCAACTCTTCATAAATAGATTCTAGTTCGTGTCTTTTCTCATTTTTACCAGAAATAGGACGTAAAAGATCTGCATAATCAACAATAACCATATCTGGTAACATATCTCTCATTCTTAGTTTCTCCAAATGAGAGCGTATAGATTGAGTTGACGCTGATTTAGTAGGATATTCCTTGACGATTAAAACACCAGGGATATCTTGTACCTTTTCATAAATTTCTTCTTTAAATGAATGAAGTTGTGAAAGAGGTATTTTTGTTAAACAAGAATCATAACGACTTGCAACAACTGTGTCTGAAAGTTCTAATGTATAGTGAATTACAGTTTTCCCTTTCTTAAGCGCTTCTGCGCCTAAATGAACAAGGACCATTGATTTTCCTGCTCCTGTTGGAGCAATTACTACACCAAGTTCAGATTTACCTAAACCACCACGACAAATATTATCGATTTCTTCCCATCCAGTAGTTATAGGGTCACGCGCTTTTATTTCGAATCTCTTTTCGAAATCTTTTACATAATCATAACCTCCATCAGAATGATCTCCAAGTTTAATCGCATCATTAATTATTTTTGAAATCTGGTCAAAAGAAGACTTTTCTAATAAGCCAACCGATTTAATCATTGCTTCTTTTAATTTTTGTTTTCTACAAAAATCTAAAGCAGTTTTCTTAATATATTCAGAGCCAGAAACTTCTGAATCGTGAATTCTGGCAAAGTACGTTCTTAATTGTTGTTGTGTCGCTGCGTTTTCTTCTTCCAAACCTGCTCGAATAATAGATATCATTATTTTGTAAGTTGGATGAACATTAAATTCTTCTCGATATTCAAAAATCTTACGAATAAATACTCGTAAATAATGAAGTTCAAGGAAATTAATATCCAAAACTTCCATAATTTGATCTGCGAAAGGTCTATCGACAAGAATCAATTGACATAAAGATTCTTGGAAATCCTTACCAAATCTATTAAAATTTGGTTTATCATTGTCCAAAATATTCCCCCATGGACTTATTATTTAACCGTCTATACTTATTTAGTCAAGCTATTTGTTCTTCTCAATCATTCCTCTCAAAAGAGCATGATATTCTGACCATTCATAAGAACCAAAGCCGTGTTTTACAGAAGCTCTCTTAAGTTCTGTAGCGTTAATCTCTTCTGTAAAATTATTAAGAATATAATTAATCTTCTGTGCCCCTATCGCTGAAATATTAGGAGGCGTTAGATTCATTACTTTATAATTAGTTTCTATTTTATCCCACTCTTCTAAAACATTAGAATAAAACTTTACCTTTCCTTCATATTCTAAACAAGCATTATAAACATCACTTAAAGAAAACATTTTATTTTCTTTTAAAAATTCTAGTCTTTTTGAGATTGTTTGTAAACCTGCTCCCTTGACACCGGAAAGATTATCTGATTTGTCTCCTGCAATCGCACGAGCAATAACAAAGTTTTCTGGTGAAATACCAAATTCTTCTGTTACGGTTTTTATAGACATTACTTCATTTTGGATTGGTCTAAAAAGAACAATTTCATTGTCTAGAAGTTGAATAAAATCTTTATCTGATGATACAATGACTTTCTGCCATCCTGCAAACTTTTTTGATTTTGCAACCATAGAGATAATATCATCAGCCTCAACAAATTCCAATACCAACTGCATAATTGGCATTTCGTTTATCATTTCCATAAGTGTTTGTTGCTGCCAAACCATATTTTCTTTTTCGGTTTGCTCTGACATTCCATCTATTTTATAATTCTTTCGAAGTGGCTTTCGACCCTGCTTATATTCTTTAACTGTCTGACGACGCTTTTGTGAACCACCAGAACCATCCCAGGCGATAACCAACTTATCTGGTTGAATGTCGCGAATAATCTTTTTGATTGAATTCAAAGTTCCTACCAAACCTCCGATTGGATATCCATGTGTAGAAACCATGGGATTAACAATATAATTCCTTAAATAAAGATTAAGACCATCAATAATAACAAGACGCTTCATTTTCTATTCCTTATAGTTTATAACATTCAATAGTATTCTCATCTACAGAGTAGAATACACGCTTAACCCCAACATAACGCAAAAGATCTTCACACATCTGGCAAGGCTTAGAGAGCATCAGTTTTCCAGACTTAGAAAGTCGAATAACATAAACATCGGAGCCTTTCGTCTTATCGCGAGACATACCAAGAATAGCACCAAGTTCAGCATGGTGGGTTGCATGGCCACAACCATAATTACGAAAGCGCTGTGCCCATCGATGAATTTTGTTATGATTTGCAGACCAATTTAGTATTGTTCCGCCCTTCACCAACAATGCGCCGTGCCGAAACATATCAAAACTTGAGTCTTCTGCAATTCGCGAAGCCAACCCAATATAGCGCCTGTGGCGTCCCTTGATTTTCATATAGCAATACCCCCAACACACTTAATATAGCATGTTGGGGGTAGGCTGTCAAGTTTAACGATTTATTCTGAATATGAATCGATATCGTAGAAATCAGAAGCCTCTGCTTCTCTTGCGTCAAATTTTAAAATAACTTCTTGCTCCATTAATTCTAACACTCTTTCTCTAAACTTATCGTTTTTAAGTTTTTCTAACCAATGTGAAGCTTGAAATTTCTCTTCTGTTCCGTCTTTATGGTGTAGTGTCCACCATGCACCGCCAGATGTTAATTGATCAGAACTTTTAATCGCTTCAAACCAAGATTCTTCATCTTGAATCTTAACATCATTACCGGCCCAAAGTATCTTAAAGGTACACTCACGAGCATCAGAACCAAAACGAGATTTCTTAATCTTTGCCTTTACTTCAGTACCAATTCTAAATCCTTTATCATCATAGATAAAGCTTGACTTACCTTTTCTAGCAGTTAGCCAGATGCGAAGTGAATAAGCATAAATAGCCGCTTTTCCACCAGGTGTAAAATATGGCTCTATCATAGCTTCGGCAAAATTACTAGTAATATTTGTCTTAAGCTGATTGAGCACTAATAGAGTTGATTGTGAATTAGCAATAGGTACTGTTAATTTAGCAAAACCTTTTGACATAACTCTTGGCTTGACTGCCATGCTCGAAAGAGGATTAAAATCTCCTTCTACATCAGCAATTGAAGGTGTCATTGCTAGAGAATCCCAAATGAATAACATTCGATTTTCATTACTAGCTAGTAATTCTTCAATTGTTTCTAATACATGTTCTACCGATTGAGCTTGAACATATAGTAGATTTTCAATATCACATCCGGCGTTTGATAAAAACTCTGGATCGATTGCTGATTCTGAATCAAAATATACTACATCAATTCCCATCTTTTGAGCATTTGCTGCTACTTGCGCTGCCATATATGATTTACCTGATGCTGAGAGACCAGCAATTTCACTAATCTTCCCAACAGGTATACCAGCATATTGACCGCGACAAATAATAGAATTTAGCCATCTAGAACCAGTAGGAATCCATTCAGTTACTTCTGTAGGATTAGTGCCGGTCAAATCATGTGCTACTTCTAAACCAGCTTTCTTATTAATTATCTTTCGCATATCTGCGATTGATAATTTGCCTACCTTTGTTTTTGATTTAGAAGCCATTATACATCAATGGAGTAATTAACTCCATCCTTTGTAGTTTCTAACTTCCATCCATTAAAATGGAATTCATTATTCTCTAATAGATTTAAAGGTACTTCAAACGAAAAAGACAAGTTTACTTGACCACGCTTATGGTCTAATGTAATAAGCTCTTCATCAATCCAATGATGTTCTGGATAATAAACTTCTATTGTTTCACGAACAAAATTATAGAAATTATTATCTCCTCTCTCATACTCATCCAAATAACCTTCTTCTCTCATAGTGTTGAGAATATGATTATTATTATATAGTGGAGTCTCTAAAATTGCACCAGCAAGACGGTCTAACATTCCAGTATCTTCAAGAGCCTGGTCCATATAATCTCCATTATACATAACTTCACTGGTATCATTGTAAGAAAGAATAACATTATCAGTTGGCAAAACACCAAGATTCTTCAGACTTTCATAAACACTCATAAAAAAATCCTATTTAATAAATGTGGGGCATCTGTAACCCATGCCCCCCTGCGGTTGGGGGATATTAAGCGTTCATAAGGTCATTAAAAGCATCATCAACGCTAGAAGTAGTATTGTTATTATCATAGGCTACTATTTCATCATTACCTTGACTATCTTCACCAGAAAGCCACTCATCTAGCATAACCTGGATCTCTTCTGGTGTCTTTCGTGGGAACAGAGAATCAATATCTGGAATATTATCTAATAGTTCAGCACATCGCTCTGGTCCGCCGATATTATCATCACAAAGAGGAGATGAACGACGACGAGGAGTAATAGAAGTAGTTGGATAACTAGCTCCTGGTGACTTCCCATACTTAATTACAAGGTCGGTACCAGTCTCAACATCAGTGATATCTCCATATTCTGGGTTAAGTACAAGCCCTAGAAGCTGTTGATAAGCTGTCTTACCGAAGCCCCAAATCTGCACTCCCTTATCTTCCTCTCCTCTTACAAGCACTGGTGCAAAAAACCTCTGCTTAGCCATTAGGTCCTTTGCTTGACGAACTGAATCATCGTCACCGGCCCGGAAAAGCTGGCGAACAAAATCATTAAGAGGATCTTCGATTCCAAAATTACGCTTTGGACTAAGGAAACCAGCATTCTTTCCTAGATTGTAATGAAACCAATATTCCTTAAACGGATCGCCGTCTGGTGTTGGAACAATTCGAATTGCTGATTCTCCCTCTGGTGGTCGCCAGAAAACTGAATCCTTCTTATCAAAATTACCACGATTATTTAGTGCGTCTAGCTTTGCACGCATCTTGTTTAGATTAATTGCCATTTATTTTATTCCTTTTTTAGTTAGAGAAAGAACGGCAAATGTCCCGTTCAGCCTAGTTTTGTATCATTGGACTATGAACCGTTACATATCCATAGTTTTCTTCATAGTTGGTAGAAAAAACTCCGTATGAAATCTCTTGTATTTCATCTTTTATTTTTCCTTTCATTTGCGTGATAATGGTTTTATGTAACGTACCATCAGCGCGCAATCTCTTCTCACCAACACAATAAATATAGCATGACTCTCTGGGGCTGTCAAGTGAGAAGAAAAGTTTTTCTTTGTCTTCTGAAATATCATAAAGACCAAAAGTAGAAATTCTTCTGGTTAAACCAGGTTCTTCTAAAGCTCCCATTACTGGTGTTTGATTAGAACACACATTTATCATGTGTAGTGTAGAAACAATTACATTGTTGAGTTTTTCATAGTATCCTATTATGGGAACATCTCCTATTACTGTCTCAACTTCTGTATTAGAAACTAAATAAACTCTTTCTATTGCACCTGAACGTGCGTATTCTTGTAATACATTATATGTAACTTTTTCATGCATCTTTTTATTTGCACTTAAAAGTGTTTTATCTGGAGAAATATAAATAACTGTTATCTTTGTTTTATCTTTAATTTCTTCCATTAGACGA